CTTTTTTTTTTATTTTGTGCTGACGGGATCGCACAGAAATAAATTCAGAACTTCCTCCAAAAATCCTCCAGAGTTTTGGTGCTGACGGGTCAGGTCGAACCTGGAAAATGATTATATCTCCGGTCGGATCCCAGAAATCCTCATTTACAAACTTGATCAAAAGTATCTTGATCAGAAGTGGTGGGTAATACTGACGCTTCGCTGCCACCACTGTACCATCATTATGCCGCCGCGAGCTCGTGCCTGGGTCTGGACCCTGAACAATCCCTGCCAGGATGATGGTGATCGCATCGAAGGTGCCTTCGAGGCCAACGAGTGTGTTCTCGCGAACGTCGTTGGTAAGGAGGTTGGTGAGTCGGGAACCTCCCATCTGCAAGGGTGTACTTACTTTAAGTCACTCAAGTCGATGCAGCAAGTGAAGGACCTCTTCGAGGCCCCGTCGATGCACCTCGAGAAGATGCAGGGGACATGGACGCAAGCGTCCGACTACTGCAAGAAGGATGGCGACATCCTTTGTGATCACGGCCAGGGACCTCAGCAGGGTAAACGCAATGATATCATTGAGTTCCGCGAGGAGATCAAGTCGGGTAAGCGGACCATTGACCTCCTTGATGCAATGCCGCAGATGCTTGCTAAGTTCCCTCGGTTCTATAACCTCGCAAGGGAAACTTACCAAAAGGAGAAAGCACGCAAGTACCGGGATGTCAAGACTACCGTCTTGTGGGGACTTGGTGGGACCGGTAAGACAGCCCGAGCTGTTAGTTCAACCGATGATCACTACCTCTGGTCTGATTACGAACATCGGTGGTGGGATGGATACGAAGGGGAGGATACCCTCATCATTGATGACTTTTATGGAGGAGTCCCTTGGTCCCAGTTCCTTCGCATTCTGGATGGACACCGTTACCGCATCAAGGTGAAGGGCGGATTTGTCTACGCCAATTGGACAAAGGTATTCATCACCTCCAATGACCATCCTAATGAATGGTACCGTGAGCATGACATGACACAGGCACAGTTTGCTAGGCGCATACACGAGGTAGTGCATCTCACTGAACCATACGAGCACGAGGAGATAGAATCGGACACCGAATCAGTGATCTCAGTTCAGAGTAGTTTATTTGATTTCGAATAAACGGGGGCCTTCGGCCATTTTTCTATATAATCTGGCTAGTAGTTAGGGCCTGCGGCTGCATCCCTAATGGCCTCGGCGAACGCTTACGTCGGGTGCGTAGCCATTCTTTTTTTATTGTCCGCCTCCAGGGCCAGTGTCCGCCATAGTAACGGCGTGGCTGTCGCCACCCGCGAGCTCGGCGATGCCGTCCTCGTCAACATCGGTGATTTGGGCATCGGTAGCAGGTGGTACAACGATGCCTCCGGCACAGTAGACGTCATAGGTGATGTTCACTGAACACACAGAGGAGTACTGCCCACCTTGGGCGCTATCCTCGCGCATCCATATGACCTGGTACCGCATATCGTGCAGCGGTATCCCGTTCCAGGCAGTAAGATCCGGTTTGTTGAAGTTGTCAAACGGACCAGCCTGAGCGTGGGAGTACATCATCCTAATAGTTACCTTAGGGATAACGCCGCCTCCGGCGGGGGCAAGACGCCCGAAGCGGGCGTGTGGGTCGAATTTCATCTTCCTGATCGAGGGTTGGTTGAACACGGTAACCCCGGCATAGGGATCGACGTTCTCTCTCTTGTACTTGTACGCACAGTAGAGGATAGTACTTGACGTATCCAGGTTCATCAGCGTTGCTGTGAAATAGCTGTTCAAGCACATGTACTTGGTCCAAGGTCCGCTTGCACTAAGTACCTTGTCATAGCCATAGCACCCATGGTTACTAGACACAGGCGAAGGATCAGATGGACCGCTCGCGCGATACTCAGCACGAGTGACGCTATACAACGGCGCCTGGGTGTTGTAGAACATGTCCTTGAAGATGAGGTTGGTGCGGAATGACTTCTTCTCACGGGCCTGTCCGGCTCTATTCCACACGCCTGCAACCTTTCGGGGGATGAACATCCGTACCGGGGCATACTGGGCCTTTCGGCCCGGGGCGTATACTCGCTTGCGGCCGACGCCACGTTTCTTAGAGTTGAACCGTGTACCCCTGTATTTCTTCCACTGGTGGTTGCGCCACGCAGTCTTAGTAAACCTCCGTCGTCGTCCGTACCCTCCGGTGGTTCGGCGCTTCCGCGCCCTCCGGTACGGCATTTTCTCGTGCTGACGGGACACCTGTGAACTTTTTTTTTTATTTTGTGCTGACGGGATCGCACAGAAATAAATTCAGAACTTCCTCCAAAAATCCTCCAGAGTTTTGGTGCTGACGGGTCAGGTCGAA